AGCACGATGCTGCGGGTGCTGGTCTCGCCCTCGGTGCTGTCGTCGTTGCGCCCGGCGGTGCACCATTCGCCGAGGCCCGCGAGCAGGTCGCCGGGGCGCACGTCGATCGCGCGGACGGTCAGCAGCTCGTAGCCGGCGAGGTTGGGGATGGGGTGGGTGGTCATGGTGGTCAGACCTCCACGCCGTCGTTCGTGAGCGGCCCGAGCAGGTCCCACAGGTGCGGGAGCGTCTTCGGGCTCAGGTCACCGTCGACCATGGCGACCGTCAGCGGCGGTACCTCGTCGAGCTGCCAGGCGTCGCCGTCCCGGTCGAAGATCTGCCGCGAGAGATCCAGCGCGGTCCCGTCCGGCGCGGTCCACGTCGCCGGGTTGACGCGCTTTCGCAGCTCATCCCGCTCAGCGGCGATGGCCTCTAGCTCGGTGCGCAGTGCGCCGATCTCGCGGGCCACGCCGGTGTGCGGCAGTGCGCTGGCCTGAAGCTGGCCGCCGAGGAACTGGACCTGCTCACGCAGCCGGTCGATCTCGGCGACGAGGGACGCGACGCACTGGTGGCTGTAGCCGCTCACGCCGTCTTCCACCATCAGGCGCAGCTGACGCAGATAGTCATCGGTGATCGGTTCGGCTGCCGCTGGGGTGTCGGCATCGGTCATGGCGTTCTCCTATTGTCGTGGCTGGTCACTAGCCACATCTTACAAGTCTTGCTAGTCTTTGCAACAGTAGACAAATGTCGCCATGGCCTACCATGCTGGCTATGGCCGTAAGGGTTGGAAGGTTTAACGTGAAGCCGGTTCCGATGACCGAGGTACGCCCGCGGTTGACCGAGATCGTCGATGACGCTCGGGACCGAGACCTCGCCACCGCCCTTACCGAGTACGGCCGCCCCCGTGCGTTCGTCGTCTCGGTGCCGTTCTTCGAGCGCGCCGAGCGGGATGCGGCAGTGATCGAGCGGCTGCGCGGCGAGTTCCCCGACCTGTTCGAAACCCTGACTCAGGGCATCCCGAGCAGCGTCGTGCCGCAGAAGCTGCCGAAGGGCTGAGCGGTGACCACGGCCGACGACACCGTGGTCCTGTTCGAGGTCCGCCGCGTCCAGCACGCACCCGGCGCAGCCGAAGCCAAACGCCGCTGGGAACGCGGCCTCGCCGTACCCGCCCGCATCACCCTCGCGCTCGACATCCTCAAGCTCGACGGCCCCGAAGTCGACGAAGCCTGCGGCGTACAGGAACCCACCGTCGACCGGTGGGAGCAAGGCCGCATCTACCCGACGTGGGATCAGTTGTGCCGCCTCGCGGTCCTGACCGGCTTCGCGGTGGCGTTCTTCACCGAACCGGCCGAGGATCTGAACTTCGACCACGGGCCGCACTTCAGCCCGTCCCTGCACCGGGACGCGGGCCGTCCCGCGCCGCTGGTGCCGAGGTTCACCGACAAGGCGATCAACCGCACCCTCGGCGCCCGGCGCATCTGCCCGACGTGCGGGCATCGCGGCGCGAGCAGCCGCGCCGACTCCTGACGCCGCGTGGGCACGCGAACGCCCCGGCACACGACCGGGGCACGCGAGACGGGGGAGGGGGAAGGTCACGGGGCGGCTCGCCGCGAACCGCGCTTGCGGAACAAGTCGCCTTCGGGCCAGGGCCACGGCTTCAACTCATCCGGATCGCACTTGGCCACGCAGGCGGGGCACAGCAGGTCCCGAGTGAACTCCCGCTCGCCCCGCGCGTACTTCCATCCCGCCGCGAGTGCGGTGTTTTCGGCGCGGCTGCCCAGCCCGAACCGGCCGGGCAGCTTGGCATCGCACCGGTCGCAGTCGACGTGGTAGACCTCGTAGACGCCCATCACCGCACCCCCAGCGCCCGGCCGGCGAGCGCGATCAGCGCGAGCCCCAACCGGCCCAGGCCGTACGCGCCCAACAGGAACGCGGCGGTCGCCAGCAGCATCCCGGCGGTCGGGAACGGGCAGCGGCGACGAGGGCGGGTCACCGGCCCTCCCGCCACAGCGTCAGCGGCGCATCCCCGCGCACGTACAGCGGATGGCGCGGATGCCCGTCCTTCGTGAGCCCCAGCACGTGCAGGTCGCAGAACTCCAGCAGCGAGCACACCGCCGCCGAGCGGCCGTTCAGCGTCCCGTGGACGCCCCAGGCGGCTATGACCGGCGAACCCTGGTAGTGCGCCTCGTGCACGATCCCGTCGTTCAGCGGCCCTACCGGGTCAGGGTGCGAGTACAGCGCCTTGGGGTCGGTGGCGCGCAGCGCGAACAGGTTGACCACGATCAGGCCGCCGCAGCCCTCGCGCTTGGCGAAGGCCTGGCAGCGGCGGATGGTCGGGTCCTCCACGAACGCGTCCGCGGTGGACGGGTTGAGCATCACGAATACCGCGGGCTTCGCGTCGCCCCAGTGGCGTTCGAGGGTGTAGCGGTAGGTGCGCGTCGGGTCGAAGGTGGCGCAGCGGCGCTCCACCAGATCGTCGGCCCGGTCGGTGATCAGGTCGTGGACGGTCGGCTCGGTCACGTCGTCACCGGCCGATCGCGTCGGCAGTTGCCGCACGGCAGCATCAGCACGCTCGTGACCGCGCAGTAGCAGGCTGGCGAGCACCACGGCACGTCCGTCTGCTCGACCGGCGGCAGAGGCGCGACGACGGGCCGCACACGCGGCTGCGACGCCACCCACGGCACCGGCTGGCGGCGCACCGCGGCACGATCCCGCACGGCCGCCGAGGCGGCACGCAGACGCGCGGCGAGAGGGGGACGGTCAGCCATCGGAGTCCAGCCCCTCGGTCAGGCCCTTGCGTGCGTCCGTGAGCGCCTGACGCAACCGCGCCGCCGATGCGTCCATCGCGTCGAGCGCCCGCAGCGCCTCCTTCTGCCCGCGCCGCTGCACGATCAGGTCCCGCAGCGCAGCGCCCCACACCTCAACCGAGGCCTGGTCGCCCCAGTCGTAGTCCTCCAGCCGGAACCCACACGCCTTCTCCAACTCCTCTAGGCGCGCGAGACGCCTACGCAACTCGGGATCGTCGGTGCGCCGAACCTGCTGCTGCACCTGCTGCATCTGCCGTCGGTGCTGGTCCACCAGGCGCACGCGCTGCCGCTCGACCTCGTTGTTGCGGTCGGTCTCCATCGACACCAGCAGCGCGGCGAGCAGGGCCGTGGTCGGGCGTAGCTCCCGGTCCTCGGCCTTGACGACGATCCGGAAACGCCGCCCGCGCCCGCCGGGCACCATCAGGCCCCAGCCCTTCGGCAGCATCTCCGGCGGCGCGATCGCGGTAGACGGCGCGACGATCCAGAACGTGTTGCTGTGCTTCCACCAGGCCTCGGCCTTTGCCGGGTCGTCCAGCTCCCGCTTGAAGTCGGACAGCGAGGTCTTCAACTCGCACACGTCCACGGTGTAGCCGCGCGACGCCCACAACCCGACGTGGATCGCGTCGGCGCGGTGCACCCGGTCGGGGGCCGTGACCTCGGTGAGGAACACGCCGCCGGGGCGCGGATCACCGGGCTTGAGGAAGTGGTCGCGCAGGGCATCGCGCAACTGCGGGGCGGCGAGCGGGATCGCGGTCTGCTCAGCCATCGTTCTCGCCGCCTTCGCTGCCCGCGTCCGGCTGCCCGTGCTTGGCCGCGTGACCGTCCACGTGCACGACGACCTCACCGAGCAGCCGCACCGCCTTCTCGGCGGCGTGCAGCTTCCCGCCGAGCGAAGCGACGATCGTCTCCAGCCCGTCGATACGGGCCTTGGCGGTGTCGAGCCTGGCGAGCGCGTCCTGCTTGAGCGCGCGCTGCGTCGCGGCGTCGGCCAGCGCCTCGTCCCGCTCGGCCCGCAGCCGCGTGTTGTCCGCCCACGCGGCCTCCACGGTCGTCGCGTCGATCTCGGCGAGGACGCGGCCCGCGCTCGTGCGGCTGTACGCCGGCCGCTCGCTCGGCGCTGCGGGGTCCTTGGCCACGAGCGGGGTCACCAGCGCGCCGTCACGGCCACGTGCCAGCAGCAGGCCGCGTGCGGTCTCCACGCGGGAGAACGGCGCGGCGAGCAGCGGCCGGTAGTTCGGGTGTCGCTGCGGGTTCGGCGCGTCGTGGTCGGGCATGGCGAGCGCGTCCAGGCCCTGCGTGAACCGGGAGTGCCCGACCGCCATCGCCTCGGCGTCCGGGGGCGTGAACGCGTCAGCCGGTCCGGTGGGCGCGTCCGGGAGCGCGCCATGCGGGATGCTCACAGCGACACCGCCTCGCGCGTGCGCGGGAAGTGCCGCTCCTGCAAGCCCTTCGGCCACTCCGCCGGGTCGCCGCCCTTGCGGTCAGCCGCGCCGTTCTCCCGCGCCCACACCGAACCGAGCTGCTTGACGAACATCGGCAGACTGCGCGCCGAGCACTGAATGACGAGATCCATCGCCCACAGCGAGTCCATCGGTCGCGCGTTCGGGCCGGACTCGCCGCCGATGATGGCCCAGTCGAGCACCGAGGGCGTACCGGTGTAGACCTCGCCCTGCGGGGTCTTCACGTCGCCGCCGAGAGCATCGATCAGCGCTCCGCCACCGGCCTTCAGGTTGCGCAGGTCGATCGGGCCGAGCAGCGGCTCCGCACTGATGAACCGCACCGCCGCGGGAGTCTCCAGCAGCAGCGGGATGCGCATCTCTGCCCAGCGCTGGTCCTCGGTGGAGACGCCCAGCCAGCAGTTTTCGATCACGACCCGCGACGGTGACGGCGTCGGGACCTTGATCAGGCGCGCTGTTGCCCACTGGCGGTTGAGGACGATGTTTCTGATCTGGGTATCCGAGACCCCGTAGTCCTTGGCCATCGAGTACGCCGACTGGCCGGCGGCGTGACGCTTGCGTATCTCGGCGACTTGCTGCTCGGTCAGCTTCTGGTACGAGCGACCGTGGCCGTGGGCCAAGCGGTCGCGCCAATTGTCCGACTGGGTGCCCCAGTAGAGGTTGGACAGCCGGTTATCGGAAGGGTCGCCGTTGCGGTGGCAAGCCTGTTCACCTGGTCGCGCCGGGCGCACAAAAGTCGTCAGGACGAGTCGATGGACGAGTTCGCGCCTACCCGGCCGCTCGCCAGTCGGGTAGAGCATGACCCGCATGTGCCCCTGCTCACCGGCATCCATCTTCATGCCGCCGCGAGTGTCGGCGCGTTTGCCGAGGACCTCACCGTGCGTCGTAACCGCGTACCCGTCGTATCCGGGGATGGGGCGCACGTCGTACGGCTCGGGAATCTCGCCCGAGTACCAGCGCCTGACCCACGACCGCATGCGCGCGGGGCGCTTGGTCAAGATCTGGTACGTGTGCTGAGGCGTAACGCTCATCGCCTGCCATAAGCGCGCGATGTGCTCGTCCGGGACGTCCTCGTGGAACAAGTCGCTGAGGCTGTTGACGAACACGCGCCGCGGCTTGCGCCAGGACAGCGGCAGGGTGAGCCGTTCCTCGTGGCGGACTACGCCGGTCGTGCCGCCGATCGCGGGGCTGTCGAACTTGCGGCCGTTCATGCGGAACGGCGGCGTGCGGTCGATGTAGCAGCGCTCACAACCCGGCGACACGCGGGTGCAACCACTGATCGTGTTCCAAGTGGCGTCCGTCCACTGGATATGGGACTGGTCTGACATGGTCGGGTCCTTAGGTGTGAGCCCCGCCCGCCCGTGGAGTGCGGCACGAGCGGGCGGGGAGGCTCGGGTTACTTCTCGGGGGAGTGGCGTTCGGCCTTGCGTACGGCGCGCTCGGCGCGCCACTGCGACACGCGCGGGGAGTTCCACATCAGGGCCGCGGTCGCGGCCAGCAGCAGGACGGCGACGAGGACGCGGCTCACGACTGCGCCGCCTGCCGGTCAGCCTCGGCCTGGTCGGCAGCGCACGCCTCGCACTCCGGGCTGTAGCCGGACTCGTCGTGCGGGCCCGTGTGCGCCAGCGCGGTCAACGGCTGCTGCTGCTGCGAGTCAGCCTTGATGTTCTCGCGCATCTGCGCGGCGGTCGGCTTGCCCTTGTCGAGGATCTCCGAGGCCGTCACCCGAGGCTGAGGGAACTCCTCATCGATCGTGATCTCGCCGCGCTGAAGGCTCTTGTGCGTCACCAGCAGCTGCGCGATGTCGTGAGCCGTCCACTTGTCGCGCGGCCGCAGCAGCTTCTGCTCCAACCGGTCCGCGCTGATGCCCATCGCCTCGAACACGGCCACCGCGCCCGCGATCCGTTCCTCGATCGGCCGGCCGTCGCCCTTCGCGATGGTCTGCGTGCAGATCTCCTTGGCCTCCTCCACGAACCACGGCGGCAGGATGCTGAAGATCGCCTCACGCAGGCGGCGCGCCCCGTTGTTGGCGTTGTTCTCGTAGATGTCGCGCAGGTCGACCAGGCGCTTCTGCTTGCCGTCCGCGTCGCGGCGGTGAGGGACGATGAACACCTGCGACGAACGGGTGTTGGTCTGCACGTCCCACGCCCACGCGGTCAGCTCGGACTCGCCGTAGGTGTCGTCGCGGCGCAGTTCATTGACGCCGTACTGCACGTTGCCCCAGCACCGGGCCAACTCGCGCGCCAGGTGCACGGTCGCTCCCGAGACGGCTTGGCCGCCGCGCGGGTACCGGTAGAACGCCCGCTCGGCGAGGCCGCGCTGCTGGCAGGACAGTTGCATGCTGGTGCGCGCGTCGCCGAGGTTGCGCGGGCACTGCTGCGCGACGACGATCGCGGCCTGCACCTCGGCGACGGCGCGGGACTGCTCGACTGCGGTGGCCTGGCCGACGCGCGAGGGAAGCGCGATCGGGCTTGCGCCGTTGGACTGCTGCTCGGTGACGGTCACAGTTCACCCCGTTCGTAGGCGCGCTCGACCCACGCGGGCAGCGGCACGGATTCGACGTCATCGCTGTAGCCGGGCCACACGCCCGACTCGGAGCACTGCGCGTAGATCTCGATCGCCTGCCGGTTCAACTCCCGGCCGATCCGCAGCGCCAAAGCGTCCAGCTCGATCACCGTCACCAGATACGGCGTGGTCTTCTCCTGGAACACGAACACGAACGCCGCGTCCTGATCACCCAGGTCCAGGGCCTGCGCGCCGTCCACGTACCAGGCGTGCTGCTGGTGGTAGCCGTACTTGTGCACCGTCTTCGAAAGCTCGCTCGGAGCGGCGCACACGGTGGTCTTGTAGTCCGGCACGATCAGCCGTCCGCTGCCCGGATCGGGCAGCCAGTCGAGCATCGCCCGACGCCAGATCCCGGACGGCCCGTCGCGCCACACCAGCGCCTGCTCGGCGCGCCCGTAGTCCGGGTCGAACAGCGCGGAGGCCACCGGGTGCGCGCGTAGCGCCGCAGCCATCGCGTGCACCTCGGCGTACTCGTCCGGCAGCAGCGGCACCGCGCCGCGCTCACGGGCCGCCGCAGCGGCGTCCTTGGCGGCGTTCGTGCGCCAGCTGTCCGCGTCGACCTTGACCAACTCGGGTCCGGTGCCGAGCACGAGGGCGTGCGCGGCGTGTCCGATCTCGAACACGCGCCGCGGCTTGCGCCCGTGCAGCTGCTCGTGCCGGAACAGCGCCGGGCAGGACGGGGGAAGCAGGCGACGGGCGCCGGACGACGAGAGGGATCCGCCGGGGATCGGGTCGGCGTGGTACGTCTCGGCGGGCAGGTCGTACACGCCGGGCTCGGTGATGACGCCGGCAGCCTCAAGCAGGTCAGGCATGCTGCTCCCCGTTCTGCGCGGCCGGCGCCGCGCCGTGGTTCAGGTGCTCGGCCAGCGCCAGAGCCGTGTGCATGCGCCGCGCGAACGCCTCGGGGCACGCCCAGTAGTCCTCGGCGAACAGCGCGGCCAGACCGCCGGGCGCCAGCCGGGCCTCACGCGCCACCAGCGCGATAGCGGCCACCACGTCCGAGTCCGGCACCTCGGTCGCGTCGGTGAGCAACCCGGCGACCAGCGCGTGCTCGATCGCCTCGGCGTCGGCGTGGATCGCGTCCAGGGTCGTGCTCATGCCGCCACCTGCGCGATCTGCCGGTACCGCTCCGGGACCTCGGCGTCTGCGGGAATGTGCGCCCACACGCGCACCGGGTGACCGACGTACGACGCGCGCACCGAGAGCGTGCGGAACGCCTTGCCGTACCCGTCGCTGTACGGCTTGGCCACCTCCACCCGGCCGCCGATACCGGCAGCCCAGGCGGCGACCGCGTCCCACGTCTCGGCGGGAGGCAGCAGCGGCAGCTGCGCCTCGATCGCCGGGGTCTTCTCGCTGCGCGTAACCGTCAGGTTCACCGCGAGCAGCTGCGGCAGATCCAACGTGCCGGGCAGGTCCATGAAGTCGACCAGCAGGCCCGCGAGGTCGTTGAGGTCGCTCATCGCCCGACCTGCACCTTCGGGATCTCCAGCGTCTTGACGGTCAGACCCGCGCACTGCGCGCACGGCCGGCCGGTCTTCGCCGCTTCGGGGCAGGCGTCGTACGGGTGCTCGGCGTGCCACACCGCGGCGGGGATCGGCTCGTTCCAGCTGTCGGCCGGACCCGCCACGCGCAGAGCGCCCTCGTACTGGCCGACGAACTCGGCGACGAAGTCCTGCGCCTCGCCCAGCGCCGGGAAGTGCGCGACCAGGCGCTCGCCGCCCTCGCCGTCGTCCTGCACGACCCGGTACGGCAGGACCTGCGGCTGCGGCTCGAAACCGGGCTGGGTGCCGTTGAGCAGCAGGTCGCGGCCCATCGCCGGACCGGCCGGGACCTGCGCCCGCCGCGCCGCGTCCTCGGCGATCAGGGACAGCAGCCGCTCGTAGTCGTCAGCCTGCGCCATCTTGCGCTCGTGCCGGTCCCACGCCTCGTGAACAGCCGTCAAGTCGTCCGCCGCCTCGGCGCGCAGACGCGTGATGTCCGCGACCAGGGCGTCGATCGTGAACGGCTGGTACGGGTACAGGCCCGCGAACGCTGCCGGGTCGAGCACCGCGAACGCTGCCGGGTCGAGCACCGCGGACGCGTGGGGCGAACGCGGGGACTCGGGGACGGGAACCGCGCGGCGCCTGCCGGTGGCGGGATTGAGGCGGAATCGCCTAAACTTCACTTCGGTCACCTTCTTGGACTTGTAGCGTTGTTGCTGGTGATCGTTCGGCGGCCATCCCGGGTCAGGGGGTGGCCGTCTTTTTCATCTGCGGACCGGCGGCGTCTGGCGGCGCTGCTCGATCAGGTCGAGTAGGTCCTGCTGCGACCAGCGGGCCTTGGTGCCGATGAACGTGCAGGGGATCAGGCGCTTGCCTGCCTTGCGGCGGAGCCAGTGCGCGGAGACCAGCGGCCGGCCGTTGCTGTCGGTACCGAGGCGCGCGGAGGCCTGCTCGGCGTCGAGCAGGAGCGGCTGCTTCTCGTCGATCTCGGTCATGAAGGCCCACCACCCTCACTCTTTCGGTCATATCCAGATGGATAATCTTCGCGCTCGAAAAGGGACGTGAGGGGCACCTTGAGCTCCCTCGCGATCTTTTTGGCGAGATCACCGTCCACCGTGTCGCGCTTCCTGGTCAGCAGGTGGCCGATGAAGGCGTGACTGACTCTGACCTGGGCGGCGAAGCTGCGGATGGTGTGCGGTACCGAGCGTTTCGACTGGCGAATCCGGTTGCGCAACTCATCTGGGTCGCGCACGCGGTAGCGAGTCATCTACACCCCCCTTATCTCTATCCGTATGGACACGCTACGCCTGGTAGACAGCGCCGTCAACAAAAACACGCCATCCCACTGGTGTTTCCGTCCAGAAACGTAGACAATCTTGTCTACGGAGCGCAGACCCCGGCTGCGCCCTGACAATTGGAGATCCGCCATGCCTGGCAGCACCCCCACGCTGCGCGACATGGTCAAGGACGCACTCGACCGCGGCCAGACCTACACCCAGCTCGCTGAGCGGGCCATCGACCCGCTCACCGCGCAGAGGGCGTCGCTTGCGCTGCTCAACGACATCGGACGCGGCAAGGTCGGCCGGATGCCGTACGACTACCACCTGCGCGCGATCGCCGCCGCCCTCGGCAAGCCGTACGAGGTCGTGCGCCAAGCCGCCATCGCCCAGTGGTTGCCCGAGCAGGCGAGCGATCAGGCGGCCACTCCGTCGCCGAGCGCTCTACTGGAGCAGGCCGAGCGTCTCGCCGCGCAAGTGGTCGAGACGGCCAAGGAGGCTCGGCGGCAGCTGGCCGAGGAGGAGCGGCCAGGGGAGCGCGAGACCGCGTAAACGTCTCGATCGTCCTAACCGTCTTATTCATACCTGAACGTCTCTATCAAGGTGAAACGTCGGTGAACGTAGCGCAATGATGCGCCATGCCCACCGACGGACTGGTCCCTACGAGCGTCGCCGCCAAAGCCATAGGCATCGCCCGATCCACCCTGAATCGATGGCGGGACGAAGGCACCGTCACACCCACACTCGTCACAGCAGGCGGACACGCACGCTGGGACATCGAGGACTTACGCGAACAACTACGCGCATTGCGAACCAAGGGGACCCAGAACCCTGACCAGGCGAATTGACTCACCGTCAGCCATACGACTACGTATGGCAATCGTCTCTTTCCATCCCATCCGTCTCGCAGTAACCTGACGAATCCAGCGAGCAACAGTCGGCGATCGGGCGCGCCGGACAGAAACGTCAAAGGGGTGGGGCGGGTAATGCCCGACGAGACAGGAGAAGAAACCACACAAGAACTCCACGAGGAACTAGGCCGCATGGCCTCCCGCCTCGCCGAGATCCAGGAGAAGCTGCGACGGCGCGGCGCGGGGGAGGGGGAGCAGCAGAACGGGCAGCCGCGCAGACGGCACCTGTGGGTAGTCGGCGGGGGAGCGGGTGTCGCCGCGCTGGTCGCCACGCCGCGGGCCTGGGCCGCCCGTCACGGCCACACCATCGCCGCGAGCACCGTGTCCGCCGTCGGCGCGTCGGCCATCACCGCAGCCGTCATCGGCCACCCGGCCGGCACCCCTCAGACCGAGCCCACGCCGCGGCTCTCGCCGCCCACACCGGTCCCGACAGCCAGCGCCGACCCGGCAGCCACCCCGGCGCAGAGCCCGCCGCGTCCTCACCGCACGAACCTGCCAGCGCCGCTCGTCGCACCCCTCAGACGCCGGGGGAGCGGCCCGTCCTCAGCCCCGCCAAGCTCCGCGCCCCCAGGCCCGGTACCGTCGCCGAGCAGCATCCCCACACCCGCGTACAGCACACCCCGGCCGAGCCCGTCACCCACCTGCGTGCTCGTGTTACGCGTGAACCCCATACTGAGGGTCTGCCTGTAGCGGCGAGAGGGAGTAACCGTGGCCTGGGCTCAGAAACGCGGCAAGTACTGGCGTGCGTTCTGGCTGACCGACGAGATCCTGCCCAGCGGGCGTCGCAAAATCGACTCTAGGCCCGACTTCGAGACCAAGCGGAAGGCAGTGATCTACGGCGAGGAACAGGAAGCCAAGGTCCGCGCCGGCACGTACATCTCACCGCGCGACGGCAAGATCACGCTACAGGAGTGGTGGGAGGAGTGGTTCCCGGCCCAGGACTGGCGTCCCAACACCCACGAGGCCTACGCCCAGCAGTGGCGCCGGCACATCGGACCACGCTGGGGGCATACCGCGCTCGCCGACATCAAGCCCATCAAGGTCCAGCGGTGGCTCAAAGAACTGCGTGAGCAGTACGCAGCCTCCACGGTCACCATCATCATCTCCGCCATGACGGGAGCCCTTGAGGACGCCGTCTACAACAAACTGATCGACTCTTCCCCGATGCCGCCGAAAGGCCGGCGCGGTCGCAAGGCGCCCGCCTCCGTCAAGCCGAAGCGGCCCGGCGTCGTCATCCGACCCTACGAACTTGCCGAGATACTGCTGCGCCTGGACGATCCCGCGGACCGGCTGCTCGTGGTCACCACCGCGTTCACCGGCATGCGCTGGTCGGAGGTCGCGGCCATGCGCCGCCAGTACCTCGAACTGAGCGCGCCCCGCGACGACCTACCCGCGGCCGGCACGTACACCATCGACCCGCATGACGGTGCCGTGCACGAAGACGCCCGCAACCAGCGCTACACCGGCGCACCCAAGAGCGGGGGAGGGCGGATCCTGGACCTGCCGCCGTTCCTGGTGCTGCTGCTGCTCGCGTACGTCGAGAGCCTGCCCAAGGCGCAGGAGATCCTGTTCACCAACCGCGACGGCTGGTTCCACGGCAGCGACACCTGGCGCATCACCCGCTGGCGCCCGGCGGTCGACGGCCGACCCGCCTACGTCTCGCGCGGCGGCCGAGTCGTGCGCGAGGCCGTGCCACCGATCCACCGGGGGCTCCAGTTCCACGACCTGAAGCACACCCACGCCGCGATGATGGACGACGCGCATACACACCCGGCGATGCGCAACTACCGGCTCGGGCACGCGACGCCCGGCGCGCCCGGGGTGTATTCGCACCCGACGCCGCAGATGCGCCGGGAACTGGTGACGGCGCTTGAGGCGCAGTGGCAGGAGTGGAACATCGACCTGTCCGGTCCGGCTCCGACTACCAAATCTCTACCGCCTGGGCCTGTTTCGCCATATTCGGACAATGTCTTGTTCTGATCGGCGCAGGTAGCGCGACAAAAGCGGATCAAGATCGTTACTGTCATGCATAAGAGAGATTCTCCTAACGTGTTGCGCTCACCTGCTGTAAGGGCAACCTGGCCACACTGACCAGGGCGGATACGTGCGTACGGGTCGCGAGTAGGTGCGTCGCGGTGCGTTCTCGTGCGTACCCGTAGGGGTCCCAACTACCGCTTTGACTACCACCAGAACCCTGACTAACCCTCGCCTTCCCCCTGCTCACCGCCGCCTGCCGCCAGTCCCTCCGCCATCCGCGTCAGGTGCCGCAGCATCGCCAGGATCGACGCCCACCCCTGCGCGTCGCCGTACCGCGCGTAGTCCCGCAGCGCGCGCTCGGCGTCGACCACCGCCTGCCCCAGGCCGGCGAACGCCTCCAGCGCCCCATGCGGCGTGATCCGGTGCGGCCAGCCCTCGGCCCGCGACCAGTCCACCTCGCAGCCGAGTTGCAGCGCGAGCCGGTCGATCTGCTGCGGGATGGCCAGCGTCGTCTCCACGCCGGTGATCAGAACTTGGCCCTGACGGCGGCTGCGGTTGTAGAGCAGGGGGAAGATCGGCATGCGGCCAGTATCCTGCGAGCGGTGCCCCGTAGCTCAGTGCCGGAGAGAGCACGGTGTGGGGTAGCGCCCAGCTAGCGGGCAAGTCCCCTGAGATCCGAGGCCGCGGGTTCGACTCCCGCCGGGGCGCCGCTTAGGTGACACCATGGGGTCATGGCCAGCAGCGAAGGCGCCGAATTCGGCGATCCAGGCATCGAGCACACCGCAGCCGTGGAGCCGGTGGGCGCTAGCTACCAGCCCACGTGCTCGTGCGGTTTCCGCGCGCCACTGACCCACGACACAGAGTCCGGCGCGATGCGGGCGGCAGAAGCGCACGCCGCCGCATCGCGGCCAAGAAGACCGGGCCGGTACACGGCGACCCTGGAGGACGGTGCCGTGACCATCTACTGCGCACAGCATCCCGCAAAACCGCTGCTCAGCTTCCCGGCTCCTATTGACGACCACCAAGCAGCGATGACCGAGGCGATCCGCGACCACGACTGGGAATACCACGACGACGACCGAGTGATTTGACCGCCGCCGCTGCACGTCGGCATGACCTGCGGATATACGGCCCGGCCTTAACTTCGGGCGCGGAAATTTCACGGCCACGGATAAGGAGCGCCCGCGCTGTCGCAGTGGCGCGCTATGGTGGCCGTGCGGTCTAACGCATGCGAGGCACGCCCCGGTCAACCAGGCCGGGGCGATTCGCTTAGTCCCCGAGCGTCAGATGGATCCCCGCGGCGACCTGATCCGGGGTGAACGTCTGCGTCCCCCGGTGCGAGATCGTCACCGTGTACGCGCTCTGCCCGGCCTGCACGGCCACGTCGAACGAGAACACGCAATCGCCGAGCGGCATGGAGAAGCTGGTGTCGACGTTCGACTCCACGCCTCCGCTGAGCGCGCCGACCGCGAGCGGCTGCCCGTTAGCCCCGCCGACCGTCACCGTGGCGCCTGCGCTGATGTCGCTGTAGCCCTGCGCCGCCTCGCAGGCGTCCCCGTTCGCGGCGTGCGACGGGTTGGCGCTGTCGACCGAGCCGAGCGGCCCGAGTTGCAGCGTGCCGCGCACATGCACCTGCGCCGGGCCGCTGCCGACCGCGAAGTACACGCCCACTCCGATCGCAATTGCTGCGACCGCGACCCCGACCTGCACCGGGCGCCGGCGCCACAGCGGCGTTCGCGGCGGCTCGGCTGTCATGGCTGGTGGCTGCTCGCTGACGCCGACCGGCTCGAACGGTGTCTCACCCACGGGTTCCCCTCCCTGTCACCGCACGCACGGTAGCGCGCCGCGCGTGTCGTGTCAGCGCCGATGCGCGACCGTGACCACGCGGCCGGTGGCCGACCGCACTGCCAGCCACACCCGATACGCCCACACCGGCCAGTCGTAGACCGGCCGCGGCGCCAGACGCACCCGCAGCCACCCCAGCGCGAGCGCCAGCGCGAGCACGACCAACGCCGCGAGCATCCCTCACGCCTCCACCGGCTCGACCCGCTTGCGCGCCAGCTGCAACCCGCCATCGGTCAGCACCCAATACCCGAAGCCGGCCACGGGATTGCCGACCAGCAGCACGAGGTCCTGCCGGGGATCGGCCGCAGCGGCGGCGTAGAGCTCCAGCGCCTTCTCGCGGTCCACCCGCGTGCGCGTGATCCCCGCGCTGATCACGTCGTATGCCAGCCCTGTCACACCACGCAGTGTGCCGCAGAACTGACTGAAACGCACTCGAACGTACTCAATCGTCCTACACGGCAACGCGAAAAGAGCCCCCGCCGGGAAGGGCGGGGGCTCTGCGATCAGGCACAGCGGACTAGTGGTGGGTCACAGCGGTAGCAACCAGCGCGGAGGCGATCGGCGAGAGCGTGATCGCCACGCCCAGGCCGATCCACAGCCGGCGCTCCAGGGACCGGATCCGCGTCTCGTGGTCACCCTGGCTGTTCAGGATCGTGTCGAGCTTGCCGGACATCACCTGCACCGCCTGGTGCGTCGCCAGCGTCTCCTTGTAGACCTCGGTCGGAGTGATGATCACCGAACCGTCGGGAATCTGCGCAGTCACGGTCACTCAGCTCAACTTGCCCGTAACGGTCCCCGTAATCGTGGTCGGCACCTTGACCTGCTCGGCGATCGCGGCCACCTGCGCGTCGGTCAGCGTCACCGCGGGCGGGGCAGTCAGGTCGAGCAGCACCTGGTGCGCGGCGTACGGCAGCGGCTTCTCCGCGAAGCCGAACTGCGCCACGAGCAGATCGCGCTCGGCGATCGTCGGGATGTACCGGTAGTGGCCGTCCGCGTAGAGCCACAGGCCGGGGTTGCTGCCGTCGGGCGCGTTCCCGACCGCGTAGATCATGTCCTGCATGAGGTCCTCCGGGGCGATCTGGACGGTCGCGCCGATGCGCCACTGCCCGAAGTTCTGGCTGTTCGCGATGTTGCGGTCGTAGCTGGGGTTGAACCATCCGGTCTGTTCGATGTCGAACTCGCCCGGGTTCCCGAGTCCCTCCGGCAGGCCGAAGGTGGACATGGAGCGCCAGGTGCCGCCCCGCTCGCCGCAGCCGATCAGACCGAGCGAGCGCAGGGTCCGCAGCGCCGAGGTCTGCGCGTAGGCACCGGTGTGCTCGACGCTGAGGACGGTGTTCGCGCCCTGGAAGTAGGCGTGCAGCCGCGCGTCGGCCGGGTCGACCCTCTCGTCCACGGAGAAGTACACGCCCCAGCGTTCGCCGCGGCCGGTCGGTCCGCCGCAGGCCGTGTGCTGGGCCAGCGCCCGTTTGGCGAAGGCGACCCCCTGGCCGTAGCCGCCCTGCCAGTCGTTGACGTCGTTCTCCCAGTTGGTGATGATGTCGATCCCGGCGGCGCTGAGGCGCTGCGCCTCGGGCAGGCTGAGGTTCTTCTCCGGGAAGTCGGAGGCGTAGCGGCCGATGAACGTGATCCCCAGCGCCTTGAGGTCGGCGATGGTCTCGCTGGTGGCGTCGGCGCCGAGTCTGGTCACGCCGATCCCCCTCCATCCTTCGGCGGTGCGGCGAGCGCGCGGTCGACATGCGTCTTCACGGCGGTCGTAACCGCGCTCTCAACGGACGCATGGTGCGCGGCCAGCGTGCGATCGACCCACGCGAGCGCGGGCGGCACGAGCGTCACCAGCACCGAACCCTGCACCCACGAGGCCACCAGGTTCGGGTAGCTCGCTGCCCAGTTCGCCACCAGCAGCGCGAGCGACGCGAGCAGGTTGCCGGCCAGCAGCAGCGCATGCGCCCAGCGCGGCAATCGCGCGAGCGCCTTCACGGCTTCACGTCCTTGGCGGGCACGAACTCGGCCGCGGGCTCCGTGCCGGCCTTACGGAACCGGATCGCCTCCCACAGCGGGCCGGGGATCATGTGGATGCCGTAGTGCGCGCGGTGGTGCGCGACGCACAGCACCTCGAGGTTGCCCGGCGACTCCGCCCAGGACTGGAAGTCCTCGTCGTCATCGAAGTGCAGCCCGAGCGCCTGCTCGATCTTCTTCGGGTCCACCTCGTTGATCTGGGAGAACTCGACCCAGGTGTGGTGCAACTCCGGCTGCCCGTCGCACATCTCGTCGCCGATCATGCACTTCCACAGGCCCTGCCGCTTCAGGCGCGCCTTGGCCTGCTCGAACAGGTGGTAGTGCGGGTCGTCCTCGCGCGGAGCATGGTCCGGGACGTGCGAGAGGATATGCAGCGTCATCGCCTGCCGGTGCGCCGCGACGGCGCGCGGCTCGCTCACGTGAAGCTCGGCGGGATCGCGGTCGCGTTGGTCTGGTACTGCGTGGTGACCAGCTGCGACTTGGTGACGTTGCCGACCGGCGAGAGTGCCGCGGGCGTGCCCAGCGCCGCCATGATCGCCTTCTCCAGCGCGAACGCCTCGGCGTCCCCGAACCCGGCCTGCTCGGTGATCAGGAAACCGAAGCCGTTGTTGTTGTTCGGGTCGTTGTAGTTGAACGCGAACTCGTAGACGGTGCTGCTCTGCACGGTACTCATCGTTGCTCCCGCTCTCGCATCACATGCAGTAGAAACCGAAGTTGAACGTGTTGTTGTCGCCGGTGTCGGTCTGGCAGACGAAACCCGCGTTGCCGATCTGAACGGCGATCTGGTCGCCCGCGACGACGCGCAGGCGGTCGGTGAGCGAGACCCCGGCGAACCCTGACGTGGACGACGCGTTCGCCGAGGCCAGGACCTTCGTGCCGTTCTTGAACACGTTGATCGCGGGCGCGCTCGTGGGCGCGGTGCCGTTCCACTTGAAGCGGACCTCGACCGTGTACAGGCCCGACCAGGTGGCCGGCACGACCCAGTAGTTGCTGCTGGAGTTCCAGCCCGAGTAGTTGTCCTCGACCGAAGGCCAGGCGATGTTGGCGTTGGCCGTGAGCGTGGCGCCGTTGGTGATGCTGGCGCGGAAGTGCGGCGGGTTGAGGATCGCGTTGACCGCGTCGCGCACCGCCGCGTTCAGGTACCCGCCGACCTCGGTCTCGCCGGGAACGAACGTGCGCTGCACCGGCTGGTTCAGGCTCGACATCGCGGACTCCTAGTAGGCGATCCGCGTGGTCGCGGCGATCTGGGTCGGGCTGCTCAGGCCTGCGGGTAGCGGGTCGCACACGGTGTCGCCGCGGCTGTGCGAGTTGATCAGGTTGCTGTTCAGCGTGATCTGCACGCTGCTGTAGCCCGCGACCGACGTGGCCACCGACTTGACCTGCGGCGTCGTGCAGTACGTGGACGCGGAGCCCGCCTGCTCGAACTGGAGGCCGTCGTACTGGAAGTTCCACGCGCTGGTCGGCGTGGTGCCCTCCAGGAAGATCGCGACCTCCGCCCACACGGCCCCTGCGGGCGCAGTCCCGGACAACGTCAGGCGCGTCCATGCCGCGGTCGGGGAGCCGGTCAGCGCGGTCTGAGACGAGGTGATCGAGCCGAGGCTGTTGCTGTTGGCGTCGAACCAGGTGACCAGCAACTCGACGGACGGGTTCGCGCCGGTGGTGGCCGAGCGCACGTAGGTCGACCAGGTGTACGGCAGGCTCGCGGCGATCGGGATCTTCAGCAGGAAGAACAGGGTGTGGCCTGTCGACGCCGAGGCTCCGACGGCGGTCTGCCAGACCTGCGAGCCCTGCCACGCCGAGGCCGAGGCGGTGATCGTCGGGGTGCCGTAGAACGCCCCGGTCCCCGCCACGGTGGATCCGGCCGCGAGCGGGATCGCGCCCTCGCCGGCCGTGGACACGTTCGGGTGCAGCAGGTTGTAGCCCTCGAACGACGGCGTGCCCGGGCTGATCCACAGCAGGTCCCCGACGTTCCAGTCGCTGCCCAGCGGGTTGGTCGCGCTGTCCGCCAGCGGACCGACCGTGACCGCGTTCGTCCCGGCGCCGCCGCCGGACAGCACCGTCGTGGAGGCCGCGCCCAGCACGCTGCTCGCGTCCCACGTGGTCGGGTCGGTGTAGCCGCTCGGCAGCGCCTCGCACACGACCGCGTTCGCCGAGTGGGTGAACTGGAAGTTCGCGGTGAACGTGAGGGTCGCCGTGGAGTAGCCGGGCGTCGTGGACGGGATCCCGGTCGGGGAGAGCGTCAGCGTCTCCGCGATCGGCGTACCCGGGTCGAACGTGAGCTGATAGCCCTGCGGCAGGCTGGAGGCCAGCGCGTTGACCGCCGAGTCCGGCAGCGCATTGACCGTCGCCTGGTTCTGTCCCGACGCAGCCTGGGAGTGCAGCGTCGTGTGCAGCGCGCCGAGCACCCAGTACGTGGCCAGGTCCGCGCCGAACGCCTCGACCAGCGTGTACGCGTCCCCGCCGTTGGTCGGATCCACCGCCCGCTCGATGCGCTGCACGAACCCGTCGAACTGGATCCCGCTCGCACGCCCCGGCGGCCGCTTGAACACGCGGATGCGCGTGCCGATGTCCAGCTGCGCCGCCACCCGCGCCAGCCCCGGAACCGACGAGGTGCGCAGCAGCAGCTGCGAGCAGCGCATCGCCGGGGTCTTGTGCCGCCCCAGCAGATACGACGCCGCGGACTGCGCCTCCGCGAAACTCGTGGAGTTCACGGTGCGCTGCGGCATCGTGCGCGGGAAGAAGTCGCTCTGCGACGCGGCGTCCTGCGCGAGAGCGACCTGCCCGGTGGAGTACTGTGCGACCGGCACGATGTTGAACGTCAGGATCGGGTCGGTCGGCAGCGCCACGTCCTCGTACGGCCACTCCCCGAGCGAGGTGTGCTCGCCGAAGACGAACTGCGGCGTGGAGTTGTACAGGGCGCTGCGGCCCTTGAACACGATCGCGCCGGAAGTGGAGGCGTACGCCCAGCCGCCCTCGGTCTCCGAGATGGTGTTCAGCCCGTCCAAGGCGCTCGCGCCGGTCAGGTCGGTGGCCGGCCCCATGGACGTGGTCGAGCCGTTGTCGATCGCGGTCGCCCCAGTCCAGCCGACCCAGCTGAGCAGCCGCTTGGCGCGCGCACCGGAGGACTCCCCGCTACTGGCGGAGCGGAACGAGTTGTACAGGTTCGTGATCTGCGCTGCCGTCAGCACGGCCGGGAACTCGGCGGCGCACGACAGGTCGCCGACGTGCCCGGAGCGGAAGTACTGCGCGCCCAGCTGAATCGAGGCGCCGAGCACGTCGGAGGTGATGGCGGAGATCGGGAGCGTGACGACGGTGTTGCCGCTGTTCTGGTTCGGGGTGACCGCCGCCCCGTCGACGTACATCTTGACGTTGCCGCTGGTGTCGCAGGTCGCGGCCATCTGGTGCCAGTTGCCGTCGCAGATGTTCGGCGCGCCGATGTACTCGACGAACGTGCCGCTCGCTCCCTGCACGCTCATTGCCGGGTCGCCGCCCGCGAACACGGCGAAACTGACCAGGCTGCCATTGGTGGGTAGCAGCGCGGTCTGTGGCAGCGCCTCCCAGAGCGCGTAGGCCGACCCCGTGGCGGGGGCGGTGGACGAGCGGAAGTGGATGATCCGCGTCCAGCCGCCGGTCTGCGGCGGTCCCGGGGTGACGGTGGTCTTGTGGATCGAGACGTACGTCTCGGCTTCTTGGACCGCCTGTCCCGCACCGGCCGGGTTGTTGTTGAACGTCGCGACCGGGCCCGCGCTGCCCTGCATCAGGCCGCTGCTGCTGGTCGCGGTGACCGAGTTGCCGAAGGTGAGGGAGCCGGCCCCGGCCGGGGAGGTCTCCACTGGAGCCGGTCCGCGGTTGCCGGTCTGGTCCGTGCAGCTGGAGGAACCGGCGGGGTCGCGCAGGGTGTACAGGAACGTGGGGCTCAGCGCGAGTATTTCCTCGACCAGCGGCTGGTCGACCTGGTACTGCGCCAGGCCCGCGAGCGCGTCCACGCCGAGCGCGTCCAGTTCGCCCCAGGTGCCCGACAGCTTCCACACCTGCGGCAGCTGCTCGAAGTAGCCGGTGAACGCGTACGTCGTCAATCCCGGGTCTACCCAGGTAGACGCCGAGCCGGCCTGCTCGAATTGCAGGGCCGTGGAGTAGATGGTGTTCGTGGCCGAGGGCGCGTTGCTCACGGCGATCGAGCCGCGGCCCCACACCGCGCCGGCCGGAGCGGTCAGGGTCGCGGTCGCGCGCACCCAGGAGCCGACCGGGACGATCGCGTTGCTGGAGGACGCGACGAAGATCGCCGCCCCGGTGGCGTCGTACCAGGTGATCTGCTGCGTGACCTGAACGGTCGCGTCGGCTGAGGACGCGCGCGAGAGGTACCGGGAGGCGGTGTAGGTCTGCCCGGCGACCACTTGCACGCAGTCCTGCGCGGGACCTGCGGCGACGGCGTTGTTGACCGAGTCGTTCAGTGTCGATGCACCGCCGGCCCCCGCGGCGGTCACAGTCCAGGCGACCGCGGTGGTGTGCCCGGTGGGCGCGGCGGTCAGGCCGGTGACGCGGGTGAACGTGGAGGCGATAGGACCGGAGGTCTGGAAGTAGTTGGACGCCTGGTCCTTCGTCGGGTCCAGCAGGGTGAGGCCGCCCGCGATCATCTGCGGGAGCAGGTTCGCGCCGAGCGTGCCCGGCATCTGCCACGGCGAGGCGACCGGGGACGCCTCGAACTGGAGGCCGTCGAGCTGCCAGGTGGTCGAGCCGGTCAGCGTCCCGGAGGCGATCTGCACCTTCAGCGCCGCCGAGTAGGCCCCGGCGGGCGCCGCGGTCGCCGAGGCGGACAGCGTCACCCACGTGGCCGAACCGGAGGTCAGGGTCGTCGCCGTGCCCGCCGAGGTCGACAGGATGTTGCCGCTCGCGTCGTACCAGATGATCGCGGCGTTCGTGGACACGCTGTTGCCCGCGCTGATGCGCGCCTGCGCCTGGAACGAGTACGGCCTGCCCGGCACCACGTGCACGGCCGCCACCATCAGCACGGTGGCGAACTGCGTGGCGCCCGTGGGCAGCACCGCCTGGTAGACCTGCCCGCCCTGGTACGCCGAACCGCTGGCGACGATCGAGAGCGGGTAGCCGAAGTCGTTGACGACGCTCATGCCGACCGGGATCGCGCCCAGCTGAGCGCTGGACTCCCCGGCCGTGGCCTGGTCCGCGCTCAGCTCGTTCGGGTTCCACCGCTGGCGGATGCGCAGGCGCCGGTACGGCTTGAGGTTCGGTGCCAGCGGCCCGGAGGCGTTGGACGGGTCCAGGCCGCCGTCGCGGTTGTCGAGCACCGGGTGCAGCTCCCCGGCCTCGAACCGGTCGAGCTCGTACTGGATGCCCAGGTGCGCGTCCCAGGGGCCGAGGGCGCGGGCGGAGATGTCCGTCCACCACGGCGGCAGTGTGCTCAGCGGCCCGGTGTTGACCGCGGTCTCCACGTAGCTGGCGTCGGGGTAGGTGGCGATGTGGCGGGTCACAGCGCCACCCCCGTGTTCAGTTGAACCCTGTGAGCGAGTTGCGGACCTTGTACTGCTGGGCTTGGGAGCGGGTGCCGCGGGTGACGGTGCGGCCGATCTGTTTGCCGTCCAGGTAGATCGGGGCGATCACCGTGATCCCGCCGTCGCCGCCCGCGCCGCCTGCGGCGAACGCGCCCGCCGGTCCCGCGCCGCCGCCGAGCGCGACGCCGGTCATGGCCGCGCGCAACGCCGCGAGCACCCGCGCGTCGATCGCCTGGCGTCCGGCGAGTTGGTCGCGCGAGAGCACGTACTCCCCGCCGTGGATGACCGCCTCTTCCGGCTGCCCGTCCGCTGCCCTGGACCAGCCGCCACCGTCGTAGGACGCCTTGCCGCCGCCCCACGACGGGTTGTAGCTGACCCCGGAGCCGTCCTGCGCCTGGACGGTGATCGTGCCCCGCAGCGAGTCGACGTAGCGCACCAGGCTGTTGGCCGCGTTCGCCGCGGGCGCCGTGTTCGCGTCCACGTTGATCGGGATGTCCTTGGGCAGCGAGAACAGCTCGTTGGCGAGCTGCTGCACCTTGTCCTTGTTGAAACCCGCCTTGTCGGCCGCGGCGACGAACGCGTCGCGCTCCTGCGCGAGCTTGTCGTTCGCGTCGTTGTAGGCGACGCTGGCGCCCTTGGTGTTCACCTCGGACTGGTAGAGCGCCACCGCGGCCTTCTGCGCCGAGTCCGCGATACCGGTGAAGGTCTTGATGTTCAGGGCACCCTTGTCGTTGGTGACGTCCAGGCTCGTGCCGTTGGCCTTGACCGCGGTCGTCACACCCGCCAGCGCGATCGTGTACGCCGCCTCGGTGCCCAGCAGCTGGTTCTCGGTGCCGTTGAGGGCGGTGAGCACGCTCTGGTAGCCGTTGGCGCCGTCCACGGCCATCCCGTACTGCGTCACCGCGTCCGCGAGCGAGGCGTTGAGCACCTCCTGCTGCGTGCCCAGGTTCAGTGCCGCGACCGCGTTGTCCGCGGTGGCCTGCGACTTGGCCACCATCTGCTGGTAGTTGTTCGCCAGGGTCGCGTTGAAGATGTTCGTGGTCTGGTTCAGGACGGTTTCGGCGGCCGTGAGCGCCGTCTGCTTGTTGATCGCGTCGGTGACCTGCTGGTCCTGGGCGCGCACCGAGTTGAGCAGCTGCTGGTTGGCGACCGTGAGCGTGTTGGTCGCCGCCATCGAGTCGTTCAGGCGCTGCACGCCGGTCGAGAAGCTGGAGTTCAGCTGGTTCTGGCCGACCAGCACGGCACTGGCGCCGGCCTGCTGATCGCGCTGCACCTGGTTGGACTGGCCGGTGATCGCGACCAGCTGCGACATCGCCGACTTGTTGCCGGTGGCGGCCTCGGTGAGCAGGTCCAGGGACACCCCGGCGTGCTTCGCCTCGTCCGCAAGTCCGCTGACCTGCGCCTGGGAGGCCACATAGTCGGCGGTGAACTGCCCGACCGCGGACCCGTCGGCCTTGACCTTGTCGTAGAGGGTCTGCTGGTCCACGGTGATCGCCTTGGTGGCGTCGTCCGCGCCGCTGAGCGCGGCGGTCAGCCCGGAGATCAGGCCGATGCCCGCGCCGATCGCAAGCCCCCACGGGCCGCCGACCACTCCGGCCATCTTGCCGAGGATTCCGGACGCGCCGTCGGCTGCCGAGGCGACCTTGCCCAGCATGCCGCCGGACTCGACGCCCTTCTCGGCGATCTTCGCCAGGCCGTCCGATGCGCTGGACAGGCCCGAGGAGATCTTCGGGTCGAGCTTCATGGCACCGAACAGGCCGATCACGCTGCCGACGGTGGCCGGGTTCGACACCTTCAGGAGCGCCGCGTCCAGCCCGTCGATCACCGGGGTCAGGGCGATCAGGTCCGCGGAGGTGGCCGCAGACGCGGAACCGATCAGGGAGCCCGCAGTGCGCACCGTGTTGCCCAGGGCGCCGATCGTCTGGTTCAGGGCCTGGCCCTGCATGGTCGCGTCGCGCACGAGTCCGGTGAAGAACTGCCCGATGTTCGCGCCCAGCTGCGGCAGCGCCTTGGAGAAGTCCGAGACGATGACCTGCCCCTGCTGCGTGGCCACCGAAAGACCGGGCAGCAGGCCGCCGACCAGGCCGGTCAGCCCGCTGCTGACGGCGGAGATGTCCGGGGCCGTGTCGGCGAACAGGGACTTGAACTCGGGCCGCAGGGTGCTGATCTGCTGGTCCATCTGGCCCAGGGCGGCGTGCATCTCGCCGGCCAGCGGCGCGGCGGCCGACTCGACCATGGCGGCCGCGTCCTTGCCGGTCTGCTGGAAGTCGGCGGCGATCACCTTGTTCTGCTTGAGGATCACCGCGCTGGCCCCGACCATCGCCGCACCCAGGCCCGCGACCAGCAGCGGGCCGCCGATGGTGGCCGCGCCCGCGATCGCTCCGACGATCAGCGGCGACATGCCCTGCGCCGCGGCGTCGCCCGCGTCCTTGCCGGTCTTGGACGCGGAGTCGGTGACCTTGCGGTCCACGTCTTTCAGGCCCGGCTCGACGCCCTTGGACATCCCGTCGCCCAGGGACGCGCCCAGCTTCTCGCCGGTGCTTTCAGCCTGCGGGGCGGAGTCCTCGAGGGACTTGCGCCACTTGGCGGCCAGCTGGCGGCCCAGGCGCTCGCCGGCGTTGTCGTCGAACTCGGCGGGGATGGCGTCCTGGATCCCGTCGCCGAGGTCCTTGCCGAACTTCTCGCCGATCTGCCGTCCGCCGGACAGCCCCTGCTCGACCTCCGCCTTGTACGCCTGGGTGAGGGCCTTGCCCTTGACCAGGGTGTCGGCCAGGCCGGTGATGTCTCCGGTCAGGCGCGTGACCAGCGGGGGCAGTTCGTCGGCCACGGCCCTACCCCCTGATCGCGCGAGTCCAGGCGTCGACGAACAGCTTGCGGATCTTCGGTGCGGCGCTCAGGGCCGCCGGTCGCAGCCAGGGCCGCGGCGGCAGGTAGGAGCGGTGGGCGCGCCCCGCCCAGCCGCCGCGCTCCTGGATCGGGCCGTACACGCTCGTGGATCCGACGGCGCCGGAGAACACGAGCGGGCCGAACAGCAGCCGCCGGATCTTCACCGCGCGCCGCAGCGCACCGGAGATCAGCGCCGGGGGTTCGCCGGGGGCCGACGGGGTGGGCGTGCCGGGCGGGTGGGTGTAGAAGGTGAGGTTGCGCTGCGCTTCCTGCTGGATGAGTGCGAGTCCGTCGTCGACGGCGCCGCCGGTCTCCAAGCGCACGCGCTCCAGTAGCGCTTCGGCCGCGACCGCCCACTCGTCCGCGCCGTCGACGCGCATCTCACCGGCCACCGGCCACCTCTTTGCGGATGCGGTCGGCCATGCGGTAGCGCACCAGCAGCCAGTACGGCGTGGCGTCTACGGTGCGCGCGTCCCAGCCTCGGGTGCGGTCGAAGTAGTCGTAGTCGTCGAAGTCGTCCCAGTCGGTTCCGTATCCCTGGACCGGGAATCCTCGGAGCCGGGAGGTGTAGCGCTGGACTCCGGCTTCGGCTGAGTAGGGTCCGCGTGCTCGTCAGGGTTCGGCGCCACGGACAGGCCGTTGGCCAGCCGCCAGCCGTTGCTCATCAGCCGGTAGAGGGCGGTGTAGTCGGCGCCGTCGAGGCGGTCGAGCGTCTCGGTCGTCAGCGGCACGGGGTACTTCTCGGGCTCGCTGGTCGCCGAGACGAGCAGGCGCATGAGCGCGTCGTGCTCGGCGGCGGTGCTCTTGCCGGGTTGCGCGTTGTTGCCTGCGGCCCACACCTCGTGGATGTCCGCGCGGCGCAGGACGCGGTGGGAGCGGATGGTGACGCTCAGCCCGGACGGCAGGGTGTGCAGCTGCTCGTCCGGGCTCGTGCTCGGGTCGGTCATGTTCGGCTTTCTCGGGTCTCGGGTCGGGTGATCGGTTACGAGTAGTGGCCGGAGGCGACGGCGTTGGTGACGGTCGCCTGGAAAGAGGCCAGGCCGCCGGTCGCGCCCGCGTTCGTCGAGTTGCGCTCGCCGGACCCTGAGGTGTCCCAGCGCACCATCTTGTTGCCGTAGTTCGGCTTGGAGACCTTGAATCGGGCCACCTGCATGTCCAGCTGCACGATCTGGCTGGTGCCGGCGTTGAACAGCCACTGCACCTGCGGGCCGGTGTTGCTCATCATGTCCGACCACACGGTGGAGTCGGTGGCCAGGAACGTTGCCTCGAAGTCGACGCTGGAGATCGCGCCGCGGCCGATGGCCTGCGGGTTCTGCGTGCCGTCGGCCATGAACTGGTTCTCGACCTCACGATTGATCGTGATCTTCGCGTGGGCGAGGTTGGAGACCAGCGTGCCACCGGACGCGGGACCGCCCAGGCCCATCTGCCCGCGCCAGCCCGCGATCGGCTTGACCGTGGACGGCGCGGAGGTCGGACGGGACCCGGCCGGCGCCGACGGCCATCCGTTGGCGGTGAAGGTGTAGAGCAGCAGACCGGACGCGGCGTCGAACTCGATGACCAGCTGCGAGAGCGCGCAGGAGGCGATCTGCCATGCGCCGGAGGTCGCCGCCACGCCGTTGTACGCGGTGAGCGTGTGCGAGGTCGGCTGCGCCTTGTAGCTGTTGGACGCGGCCGGGTTCATCACGCTGATCTTGTGGGCGAACGGGCTGGCCGTGCCGGTGGTGGTCACATCGCCGAGGATGTTCGCGAGCAGGTACGGGAAGGTGTCGGTGAACACGTTCCCGCCGCCGGTCACCGCGCAGAACAGCTTGCCCTGCACCACGGTCCCGCCGGCGTCCATGCCGCCGATGTTGCTGTTGTCGGTCAGCCACACCGGGGTGTCGACGAACATGAAGCTGTTGGTGAGCAGGTTGTCCGCCATGGCCACGGGATTGCCGTCGCCGGCGTCCTTGGCGATGCCCGCGAACTGCGCGGAGACCGGGTACATGTTCGGGACGGTCACGAGGATGCCCTTCCGGTCTCAGCGGCGGACTTGAGGATGTCGGCGCGTGCCTCGGCCTGCTCGGCGGCGGTCTTGGCGATCTGGTCCCGGTGGTTGTCCGGCAGGCGCGTGACCTTCGCCTTGGACGGCTGCCAGCGCCGGTCGCCGGGGTCGTACGGCAGCACGCACACGTCGCCCTGCTGCGGCGTGATCACCGTGCCGTCGTGGAACTGGTAGGTGCGGGGCGTCTCGTCGAGGTACTGGTAGACGCCCGCCGTGCCCTTGTCCTGCGCCGCGGGGGCTGCATCGGTCTGCGCTTCGGGCGCGGCCGGTGCGGCGGGATCGGTCGAGGTGGCCATTCGCCCTCCATCGCTGGGACCGCCGAAGCGGCGGGAGAAAAGGCACCGCCGCCGCGCGGACCCGAGCACGCGCGACGGCGGAGAACATGGGGTTTATCAGGCTTGGATCAGCTCAGTGACGGTGAAGTGCAGCGCCTGCCACGAGAGGACCTTGCCGTTGGCCAGGCGCGGCAGATCCTGCGGCAACGTCAGGTCACCCGGCTCCTGCGCCATGCGGAAGATGACGCCGGACTGGTCGCCGTTCGGACCGGTCCCCGCAGTCGGATCCGCGCGGATCAGCGCCTCGAGCGAGGCGAGCGTCGCGTCCAGCGGCGCCACCCACTCGTCCCCGGCGTACGCGACGCCCTGGGACGCCGAGGGGATCAGGTACTGGTAGAGCACGACGAGCGCGACCTGGTAGTCCACGCGCTTCCAGCCGACCACCTGTGTGCTCACGCTTGAAGCCGGGTCCGCTTCGCGGGTCTCGGCCTTGTCCATGAAGTGCAGGAACAGCACCGCGCCGGAGCCCAGTTCGCTGCTCAGCTTCCAGGTGCCGCCGTCGATGAACCACGGCTGCGCGCGGTACACCTGGGTGACGCCGGTGACGTTGCCGTTCTTCAGGTACGTGTACAGGGCGGCGCGTACGCCGGCGCGGCTCACCGGGCCCTCGCGAACGGCCTCAGCAGTTCCTTGGCCTGAGCCAGTTCGCTGGTGCCGCCGGGCATCGTCGGCTGGGGCTTGGACGGCTCGGAGGTGATCGCGCCCATCTGTACCGCCTCAGCGCCGCGCATCTTGATCCGCGAGGCGACCAGCAGGATCACCGCGTCCTTGATGGCGCCGGGCAGCGCCGAGAGCGCCGCGCCCTGTCCGTGCGCGAATTGCAGCGGTGTCGCGGTGGGGACGGTCAGCGACCCTGGCACGTAGCTGGCGTCCACGATCACCGACTCGGTGTTGGCGTCGTCCGAGAGCGTCATCGGCAGCCCGGCGACGATGCCCAGCGAGCTGCGCACGCTCACCGAGGACGCGTTCGCCGAGGCCGCGGCCGACAGTGTGGTCACCGCGTAGCCGTTGACGTAGGTGACGATCGCGTGGATCGTGCCGCGCCGGGACGGGACGCGCGGGATACTGCCGGAGACGGCCGGCAGCGAGGCGCTTGTGACCGGGATCTTCACCAGCTTCTCGCCGACGTCGAGTCCCGAAAGGTCGCTCATGGCCGCGGTCGCGCCCGCGTACAGGCCGAGCGATACCGCGTTGACCTGCACGATCGGCTTGTAGGCGACCGGCACCCAGATCGTGCCGTCGCTGCGCAGCCGGTAGTCCCCGGCCTCCACGTCCACCGTGGCGGCGAGCTTCTTGAAGCACAGGTCGTCGGCCTGCGACGAGGCGCGGGCGATCAGCCGGGCGAGCGCGGCGGTGTTCGACAGGCTGCTGCCGGCGGGGATCAGCTGCGAGACGTCCACGCCGGTCGGTTCGGCCAGGAACTCGGCGACCGTGATGTACGGGGTCTCGGTCGCGTAGTTCGGCACGCCGGGGGCGACGATCGGCTGCACGCTCACCTGGGCCTCCTACGGCGCGTAGCGGTGGTAGTGGGCCACGGGCGGCTCGTGCCGGTGCTGGGTGTAGCCGCGGGCGCGCAGGTGGTCGAGGATGCGCACGTCCAGGCGCTGCCACACGCGGGCGGGCTGGCCGCCGGTGGCGTCCTCGCCGACCGCGTCGAGCAGGCCGGGTTCGGCGGCCTTGAGTGCGGCGGAGAACTTGGTGCAGCCGAGGCACACCAGCAGCTGCTGGCCGATCGCGTAGGGGTGGCCGCACCACGGCCGGTCGCACGCGGTCAGGCCCTCGATGACGCCGGCGTGGATACCGATGTCCTGCTCGATGACGATCAGGTCGCCGGGCTGCCGCCACTGCTCGGCCAGCAGCCGCCAGTACGCTTCAGCGTCGGCAGGGTCGATCCGGGCGCGAACGTGGCCGGGCGCGTGGGCGTTGGCCAGGCGCGCGGTGGCCGGGTGCAGCCGCGTGTACGGCAGCAGGATCACTCGGAGGGGGCGTCCTTCGCCCTGGTGCTGCGCGAGCCGCGCGGCTTGGGCT